TTTACATGGTTGATACGTTCATTAAGAACGGGTCGATTGAGTCTGCAAAGATTGGTTCTCTAGCCGCAGATAAAATAAGTGCGGGTTTTATAAGCTCTGAGCGTATCGAAGGCAACAGCATCGAGGCGTCGAAGCTAAAACTCGACAGCAACTACATGTCGGTTAATAGCAACAACCAACTTCAGTTAGTTACTAGCAACGGCTCTAACGGGATTAAAGTTGAGAACTTGTCAGACGACGCGGTAGGCACGATACATTTTGCGAACGGCGGGTACGTTTCAGCAGCCAATACGACCTACTACACTGGATCGGGTTTATCTTTTAACGATTTCACCAGTAGCTCGCCGTATAACAAGCACACAGCATTTTCGATTTACTTGCCCTTGATTCTTACGACTACAGTTTCTAAAACTAAGATCAAGGAGTCAGGGACATATCAACTGGACTTTGGGGGCCTAGTAGTTGGCACCCAAAATGGCAACGGTAAAGTCGGTATAGCGTGCGTAATAAAGCGGAGTACCACTTTTAGTTTCCCCTCAAGTACACACGGTAATCGGGCCACCGCATACAGGAGTGGCGGCAATGGCAGTGCTCTTACGCCGATGACTTCGCGCTCGTCAATATACCTCTACAAAAACTATAATTATGAATTCAAAATTTACGGATTCAAAGACGGTATTACTGCTTTCAATGGCTCAAACGGGTTTGCAGGCATCCATCTACGACTATTCAGGATCTTTTCTGCGACATGACGATTATCTATAACACAGACACGGGCCTCATACGCATTAGTGCTTCTTATTCAGAGGAAGAAGTGGCTATGAATCTTACAGAAAACGAAAGCTCGTTAGACGGTTTTGCTGATCCTGACCTTTTTCAAGTTGTAGACGGGGCAGTTGTGCCATTAGGGAATACAATCCCATTCCAGATCGAGCTTAGAGTTGCACGGGACGCAGAGCTAAGCGCCTGTGACTGGACACAAGTACCTGACTCCCCACTGACTGCTGAACAGCGCAGCGAGTGGCAAATGTATCGGCAACGACTGCGCGATTTACCTAGTGATTACTCTCACGTCACGTCATTGGAAGATGTGGTTTGGCCTGACCCACCGAGTTAGTCGTGGTTATCGAATCGGTAGCCGCCGCTGGGATGCTGTTAAGTCAGATTAACTCGGTCATAAGCCAAGTTAACGAAACGGGATCCGGTGTTCAGCAGGCTATGGGCCTGATCTCAGATTTTGGCGAAGCCCTAAATCAGTTTGAAGTCGATAGAAAAGCATCGACGTTTAAGCCTTTGAGTCAGAACGACCTGCTCAAGATTCAAATGCTTCGCAGACAATATGAGCGGCACTGGCAGTCGGTAAATGATCTCTTACTGGTGGCAGATCCGAAGCTACTCGACGACTTTAAACGGGCAAAAGCTGAGCAGGAGCAGGCCCGTCAGCAGCACATGGCTTTGCTAGCTCGAAAGAAAAAAGAGCGGGATAAGTTGATGAATCAGCTACTCGTCGGTGGCGTGACGTTGGTGATTGGGGGCGGCATTGCCATCGCGGTGCTGTATCTCACGATTAGAGCATTTACCTAATGAACAAACGTTTAGAACCCAACAGTGAATATGCGGCTTACGACGCTGATGGTGACGGGATCGTCACAGATGAAGAGCTGAACACCAGCAAAGAACTGCAAGAACTGAAGATTAGCCACGAGCGAGCAGACGCGCAGCGGGCTATGTCTTGGTTCGCGTTGTGGGGAATGCTGCTTTACCCGTCGCTTGTAGTGGCCAGCAGTATGTTTGGGCTAGAGCAAGCGGCATCAATTCTTGGTGACATGGCGTCGGTCTACTTCGTCAGTGTTGCCGGTATCTTGGCCGCGTTCTTCGGAGCGCAGGCTTGGTCTAATAAAAAGTAGGAGGTGCTTATGCACTATGGAACCCCCTGTATCAATCAGCCACCTCGGAACATGAAGAAGATGGCTAAGAACAACACTAAGAAGCGGGGCTACACGAAGAGGAGGACAGTATGAAGGTAGCAGCACCTAAGGGTTATCACTGGATGAAGCAGTCGAACGGGACAATGAAGGTGATGAAAGATCCCAAAGAAGGTTTTAAGAAGCATAAAGGCGCGAGCAAGACAGCTAACTTTGCTGTGCAGCGCTCACACGGTAGCAAGTAATGGCTAGAACCGACGAGCCTAAGTGGAAGCGGATTGTTGCGGCTGTAAAGGCTGGATCTGCAGGTGGCAAACCTGGGCAGTGGTCAGCGCGTAAGGCGCAGATCGCCACCCAACGCTACAAGAAATCCGGTGGTGGCTATAAAGGCCCCAAGACTAAGGCTCAAAAGTCACTGTCGAAATGGACAAAAGAAGAGTGGGGCACGAAGTCCGGTAAAAACTCAACTCAAGGAAAGAAAGCAACAGGTGAAAGGTATCTCCCGAAGAAGGCTAGAGCGGCTCTATCAGACAAGGAGTACGCTGCCACTACCCGTAAGAAGCGGGAAGACACAAAGAAAGGCAAGCAGTTCTCAGCACAGCCAAAAAAGATAGCGAAGAAGACAGCCCGAGTACGTAAGGCAAGTCATCGACCCAGACGTCGCCAGTAATGGCCCCCATTGGTGTACTTCAGATTAGGCTAAATTATAAAACCTAATAAAAACAAGGACTTAATTTTGGCCCCCAAAGCGGCTCCGGTCTTTTTAAGTTACTGATTTATAAGGGAAATATATTGTATGGCGGAGAGAGAGGGATTCTCTCCGCGATCTATATAACCCTATGTTTTTATTAATTATTATAATACGATTCCCCCAAAGGTGTACTTTAGGGGGCCAAGGATATGGCTACATTTGAACGTCGCGGCAATAAGTGGCGTGCGGCAATAAAGAAAGCTAGATATTCGCGGGTCACCAAGACGTTCCAAACAAAGTCTGCGGCGAAAGCATGGGCCATGAAGGTCGAGATGCAGATGGACGCAGGCGTCTACGTCAACGAGCGCACACAGGTCAGCCACAACCTGTCGGATCTGATCCATAACTACATCGAAGAGCTAAAGGACACAGCGCCAGTGTCTGGGTCTAAGCTCGCAAGCCTACGTCGTATGGCCCGTGAGTTTGGGGCGGATACGCTCAATGACCTGACCCCACAGTACCTACTTAACTACGGCAAGCAGCGTCGTCAGAAGGTCGCCGCATCAACGCTTCAAAAAGACATGTCCTATCTCAAGCAGGTGATCGATTACGGCATTGTGATCTGGAGGCTGCCGATAGCAGCGAACCCCGTTGTGGTTACACAGCCTACGCTCGGTTCACTCAAGATGGTCGCAGGCAGCAAACGTCGTACACGCCGGTTGCAGGAAGGGGAGTGGGAAAAACTGATGGCTGGTGTAGGTCGACAGCACAACGCTGAGTCTGGGAACAACTGGTTAAGCCCGATGATCGAGTTTGCTGTGGAGTCGTGTATGCGTCAGCGCGAAATCCATGAGCTAACTTGGGCGAATGTAGACTTTGGCAAGCACACCATTGCTATAGAAAGCAGAAGAACTCCAGGTCGCAAGCAGGGCAATGACCACGTAATACCCATGAGAAAGGGCGTGAGAGAGGTGCTCCTGCGTGAATATGAGAAGGTTGGCAAGGTAACCCGTAACAGGATTCGACTGCCTGCACGGCCTGATCACGTGTTTGGGAAGCCTGCGACGAGTGGGGCAATATCAGACAGGTTTGCTCGGGTATGTAAGCGGGTGGGCATTGAAGATCTGACGTTTCACGACCTGCGGCACGAAGGTATTAGCCGATTGTTCGAAGACAGAGAAAGCAACTATTCGATACCACAAGTAGCGCACATCTCAGGGCATAAAAAGTGGGAAACGCTGCGCCGGTATACGCAGCTAAACGCCGAGAACTTCTAAGCTCGTGGGTCGTCACCCATTGCGAAGCGCGTGTACCAGATAGATTTGCGAAGGTCTTCAACGGCATCGAACTTCTTTCCGGCACGCCATTGATACTTGAAGCTGGCAAGGCGGCAATACGTCTGTACAGCTTCAGCACCAAACGCTGCGACCATTGCGTCGATACACTCTATGTCGCTTTCGGCATAGTGCGCAGGTGAATGCACCATGTCGCCATCAGTCATTGGCGGTGGGGCTCATGCTTTTGTTTATGTAGATTTCTACACCTTCGGTGGGGAATAAGTACCGTTTACCCATACGCCAGTGTGGTATGCCGAGCGTCTCGTTGTAGAGCCGGTTGTAGATGGTTTGCTTATTGGTTTTCACTAGATTGGCCAGATCCTCAACCGTCATAAAAGGGCCGTATTTCTCTTCGAGCAGTAGCTGCATAACAGTCCTTAGTGCGGGGAGTGCGAAATAGTAGTATAAATACTACTATTTACTAATGTCAATTCTAAACCATTAAAGGTTATCTATGTATAGATATTGGTAACGCTTTTTACGTTCTTATAGAGCTTTCGAAGCTGTGGTAGAGACTCATGCTCTAGTAGCTGCCACTGGTCTTTTGCAGATTTTCGAACAAGGA